CATGATTATATCATGACTGTTGATACTGCTAGAGGTATTGATGGTGACTACTCATGTTTTATTGTATTTGATATTACTACATTCCCACATAGGACTGTGGCAAGGTATAGGAATAATGAAGTTAAACCTATGCTTTTTCCCAACATTATAATGGATGTAGCAAGAGCTTATAATGAAGCATATGTGTTAGTGGAAATAAACGATATAGGAGAGCAGGTAGCATCTATTCTAAACTATGATTTAGAATATGAGAATCTTCTTATGTGTGCTATGAGAGGAAGGAATGGTCAACAAGTAGGATCAGGATTTTCTGGTAGTAGAACACAAATGGGTGTCAGGATGACAGCAGCAGTTAAGAAATTAGGTTGCTCTAACTTGAAAACTTTGATGGAAGATGATAAAATAGAAACACACGATTATGATATCATTGCAGAATTAACAACCTTTGTACAAAAGAAACAGTCATGGGAGGCAGAAGATGGTTGCCATGATGACCTTGCAATGTGTCTTGTTATATTTGCTTGGTTAGTGGCACAAGACTACTTCAAGGAAATGACTGACACAGATGTGCGAAAGCGTATCTATGAAGAACAAAAGAATCAAATCGAACAAGACATGGCTCCATTTGGTTTTATACTAGATGGTGTGGATGACGAAGCCGAATTTGTAGATGAAGAAGGTGACAGATGGGCAAAGGTTGACGAGTATGGGGATCGGTCATTTATGTGGGAGTACAAATGAAACCAGTTAAATGGTCTGCTCAAGTGCTCTTAGAGAGTAATAGACTTATGAAGGTGGAGTTTACATCACCATCTAATTTAAGAGAAGATGCAGAACAAACTTGTAAAGCATTGTTTGGTACATCTGATGTTCGTCAATTAACTAGGATTTGGTAATGAGAGTTGTTATTGTTAGTGGTGGATTTGACCCTATCCATAGTGGACATATTAATCATTTTATAGAAGCAAAAAAATTAGGAGACATTCTTATTGTAGGATTAAACTCTGATGAATGGTTAACTAGAAAGAAAGGTAAACCATTCCTCCCTATAAATGAAAGATTGGCAGTTGTTAAATCAATGAGAATGGTAGATAGTGCTGTAGCATTTAATGACGATGACAATAGCTCTATATCTCTTATCAAACAAGCATTAGTATTATTTGATGATGTACTATTTGCTAATGGTGGAGATAGGACACAGGATAATATACCTGAGATTGATGTGTTTGATAAAGATCCTAGAGTACAATTTGCATTTGGAGTTGGTGGAACACATAAACAAAACTCTAGCAGTTGGATCTTGAAGAAATGGAATTCAACTTAGATCAACAATTTGATCACGGAGAATTACTACTGAGTGAAAGACGATGTAGAGTCTGTGGTCGTGTCAAGAATTTGATTGGAGAATTTTATATAACACATAGAAAAAGTACACATCTACCATCATCATATTCTTATGAGTGTAGGATGTGTACTATAAAGAGAATTAAAGCAAGTAGGAAACAAGATAATGGAAGTTGGTGTTATCCAGACTGGTAGTTCATGTATTGTTTCCCCGTTCAAAGCACTGTAAATAATAAATAATCATATAATAAAAATGATCTATAGGGGTTAAAATAAGATGCCACTAAATCTCGCATCTCCTGGTATAGTTGTAAGGGAAGTTGACCTGACCAACGGTAGAGTCGATGCAACATCGACAAAAACTGGTGGACTTGCAGCACCATTTGCAAAAGGACCAGTAGAGAGTCCTCAGCTCATAGAGACAGAAGCGGATCTTCTGGATACCTATGGACAACCATATCCTAAGGACAATCACTACGAGTACTGGTTAACTGCTTCATCCTTCCTTGCCTATGGTGGGGTTATGAGGGTGGTTCGTGCAGATGACGAAGAACTTAAAAATGGTTATGTTGGAATGGCAGCAAGTGTCAAGATTAAAAGTCCTGACGATTATATCAACAGTGGTTACGCTGAGAATACCATTGCTGGTGTTGTATATGCTGCTAAGAATCCAGGTTCTTGGTCAAACGGTATCAAGGTAGCAACCATTGATGGATTTGGAGATCAAGTTCTTAGTGGTATTCAAACTACTGATGTATTGGGTTATGGTTCAACAACCATTCCAATAGCTCCTATAGATCTTAAAGTTGGTTATGCTGTAACACAGACAGTTCCTGCAAACACAGTCATTGCTGGTGCTGGTTCTACTAGTGTTCTTGATGGATATTTTAAAGGACAAATTACTGAAGTTGGAAACTCAGCTATAACAGTTAAATTAATATCTCATGTATCTGGAGCAGGTACTGAAACTGCTGTTGACTATCAACAAGCAGGTACATACGGTTTTGAAGAAGCAAGTACTCTTGGTATTCATACTGGTGAATTAAGAAGATATGGTAGTTGGAGAGGACTTGGATCTGGAACTTATAGTGGCATTGTCACATATACAAGTTCTAAAGATTGGTTCGACCAACAAGAAATAGAACTCAATAGTGGTGTAAGAATTAAGTGGAATACCATCGCAGATAAGCCTGGAACTTCCTCTTATGCTTCTAATAGAAACTCTAGATTTGATGAACTACATGTTGTAGTTTACGATGATAGTGGTAAGATCACAGGAAACTCTGGTTCAGTACTAGAGAAGTTTACAAATTTATCTAAAGCAAAAGATGCACAGTATTCTGCTGGTACATCTTCTTACTGGAGAAAGGTAATAGAAGTTGGTTCTGCTAACCTCTTTGCTGGTGGTCCTCCTGCAATAGATCCATACTCAGGTATCACTTCACAGACTGGAATCACAACTACTGGTTTCGATACTGATAATTGGGATACATTTGGAGATGGTGGATGGGATCAGGATGCTGAAAATATAACATTTAGTTCTCTTGGTAACTATGTTGCTTCATTGGGTGGTGGTAAAAACTACAATGGTGTCGTAGATATTAGTGCTGCTAATGCATTGAATCTAGACATCGGTGCTCTTTCAGAAGCATATGATTATCTTCGCAACCCAGAAGAAATTGATGTTGACTTCCTACTTCAAGGTTGTTCAAATCACGGCAAGAATGAAACACAAGCATTGGGTAACAAACTAATTGAGATTGCAGAGTTCAGAAAGGATGCTATTGCATTCCTATCACCTTGGAGAGGATGCTTCCTAAGTGCCTCTGGAGATGGTGAATCACTTCAATTGAAGACTGATACTGTAACTGATAATCTTATTAGCTACTACTCACCAATCACATCAAGTTCTTACGCTGTTCTTGATAGTGGTTACAAGTACATGTATGACAGGTTCAATCAGCAATTCCGTTATATTCCAATGAACGGGGACATCGCTGGTACATGTGCTAGAAACGATATTAATAATTTCCCTTGGTTCTCACCAGGCGGAACTGCAAGAGGTGCGATTCTAAATGCTGTTAAACTAGCATACACACCTAATAAAATACATAGAGACAAACTGTACTCTAACAGAATTAATCCAATCATTACTGCACCTGGTGCAGGTATCATCCTCTTTGGAGATAAGACTGGATTGGGTAGATCTTCTGCCTTTGATCGTATCAATGTTCGCAGATTGTTTATCTTCCTTGAGAAAGCAATCGCTGCTGCTGCTAAAGACATTCTCTTTGAATTCAACGATGAGATTACAAGGATTAACTTTATCAACATTGTTGAACCATTCCTTCGTGATGTACAGTCCAAGCGTGGTATTCAAGACTTCATCGTAATATGCGATGAGACCAACAATACTCCTGCTATCATTGACAGTAACGAATTCGTTGCTGATGTTTACATCAAACCAGCAAGATCTATTAACTTCATTGGTCTAACATTTGTTGCAACACGCACAGGTGTTTCCTTCGATGAAGTTATCGGTAAGGTCTAATTTATTAACTCAACATAGGTAACAAGACCAATGGCAATCAATTCCGCAAACCCACCAAAGACTTCGGAACGCACCATCGACAAATTTAAGTCGAGGTTGACGGGTGGAATTGCAAGACCTAATCTGTTTGAGGTGGTTCTTGCATTCCCCGATGGCACTGTAGATGAATCAGTAAGCGACATAGATCCTAAGACAAGATTCCTTGTCAAGGCAGCTGCGCTTCCTGCATCTAACATCGCTCCGATCAGCGTTCCATTTAGAGGAAGGCAACTTAAAATTGCAGGAGACAGGACATTCGATGAATGGACAATTACTGTAATTAACGACACAGACTTTGCTATCAGAGGTTCCTTTGAGAGATGGATGAACTCCATGTCTAAGGTATCTGATAACGCAGGTAATATTAACCCTGAAGATTATACTAAAGATGCATATGTATACCAGCTCGGAAGATCTGGTGTTGATGCAGGATCTCAATCTTCAGCAGCAAATATGCCAATCCTTAGAACTTATAAGTTCTATAGTGTATTCCCAACAAATGTTTCTCAGATTGATCTTTCTTACGATTCTTCTGACGCAGTTGAAGAGTTTACTGTAACCTTACAGGTTCAGTGGTGGGAAGCAGATGGGCAAGGTGGTTCTGTTTCTTAACCTTTTTTGACCGACTAAATAGAAAGGTATCAAGGTATCTTTCTATAAAATGGCTCGGTTGTTTGGTTTTAAAATTGAGGACAAAGATGATCTCCCTAAGGGAGTAGTATCCCCCATTCCGCAAACTGGCGAGGATGGGGTTGATTATTATATACAATCTGGTTTCTCTAGTCAGGTAATAGATCTTGAAGGGATCTATAAAAATGAACATGCTGCAATAAGAAAATATAGAGAGATGGCACTCCACCCTGAAGTGGATAATGCTATTGAAGATATTGTGAATGAAGCAATAGTAGCAGATACAAATGATTCTCCTATAGAAATAGATTTAGATAATCTTAATGCTTCTGATGGCATTAAAGATAAGATCAGAATGGAGTTTAAACATATTAAGGATCTACTAGATTTTGATTCTAAAGCTCATGAGATTTTTAGAAATTGGTATGTAGATGGAAGAATATATTATAACAAAGTAATTGATATGAAGAAACCTCAGGATGGTATCCAAGAACTGAGGTATATTGACGCAATGAAAATGCGTTATGTTCGTAAAGAACAAAAGAAAAAAGACTCTGGTGCTGGTATATTCAATACATCTAATGTACATGAAGCAGAGAAGGTATATTTTCCTAAGATAGAAGAGTATTTCATGTATACTCCAGAACCACGCTATCCAACTAACATGGCAATGGGTGGTGCAAGTACAGCAATGTCGGGGGTTAAACTTGCAAAAGATACGATTACATATTGCACTTCTGGTCTTGTTGATAGGAATAAAGGTACATGTTTATCGTATCTCCAAAAAGCAATTAAGTCACTCAATCAACTTAGAATGATTGAAGACAGTCTGGTTATTTACCGTATGTCTCGTGCTCCAGAGCGTAGGATATTTTACATAGATGTTGGTAATCTTCCAAAAATTAAAGCAGAGCAATACCTTAGAGATGTAATGTCTCGTTATAGAAATAAACTAGTATATGATTCAGGAACAGGAGAAGTTAGAGATGACAAAAAGTATATGTCTATGCTTGAAGATTTCTGGTTACCCAGAAGAGAAGGTGGTAGAGGAACAGAAATCACTACTTTACCAGGTGGACAGAACCTTGGGGAATTGGCTGATATTGAGTATTTCCAATCTAAGTTGTACAGGTCTCTCGGAGTACCTGAATCTAGAATCGCTGGATCTGGGGATGGATTTAATCTTGGCCGTAGCTCAGAAATTCTAAGAGATGAACTTAAGTTCAGTAAATGGGTGGGTAGATTGCGTAAGCGTTTCAGTAAGATTTTCTTAGATATGCTAAGAACGCAGTTGCTTCTTAAAAATATTATCACCCCAGAAGACTGGGAGATAATGTCTGAACATATTCAATTTGACTTTATCTATGATAACCACTTTGCAGAACTAAAAGATAAGGAACTAATGGAAGGTCGTCTAGGTCTTCTTGGTATGGTAGAACCTTATGTTGGTAGATATTATTCTACAGAATATGTAAGGAGAAATGTATTGCGTCAAAAGGATGCAGAGATTGTAGAAATTGATGAACAGATTGAAGAAGAGATTGCTAGTGGTGTATTACCTGATCCAAATCAACAAATGTTAGAGATGGAACAAGGTGCTTTTGGAGATCCAATGGGTGATCCAATGGCGCAAGAAGGACTACCAGCAGAGCCACAACCACAGAAGATGCCTAAAGACAATGAAGGAGAGATATAAATAACTTTATCAGTATATTAAATCATGATGGAAGAACTCGTCAATATGATTGCAACAGATGCGTCTGCTGCAGATGTTAGTGATCAGATCAAAGATATTCTTTATGCTAAGTCAGCAAAAAGAATTGATGATCTGAGACCTGTTGCGTCATCAAATTTATTTGGTGTAGATGCACAGTCTGAAACCGAAGTGGAAACTGAAGTAGACACTCAACCTGAAGAAGAAACTAATGACTAGAATATTACCTTTAGGCGAAAAAGCAGCTTTGGCAGCAGGTAGTGGTAACGCTACTACTGTTGGTAATGCTACTGTAGTAAGAGTATTA